TCATAATTTTTGCACCCGTGGAGGGATCAACCTCCACATAAGTCAGGTCAAACAGCCCCGCCGTTTCAATCTCGTACTCGTCCGTTATGAGAATAATAGGTTCAGAAAACTCACTATCCTCAAGAATGTCTTTTGTTTCCTCATCAAAAAACATTATGACAGAACAGTCGCCACGGTAAAAGCATCCACATTTACCGGCACCAAAAGCGGCGCACTCTGAATCATCAACCATCTTACAGACGGGTCTTCCTCTATCCATGTTTTTGGATATCGAGCCATCGCCATAAGACCTTCCTGCGCTTCTCTTATCGCGCCATAAAGACGGTCACACCGTGCTTTTGTTGATCCCATTAGGATTTTTTTGGTATCGACAAGCGCGCTTTCTGTTGTGCTGCCAAGCGGAATGTAATACTCATCAACCTGATAAATACTCATCCCAAGAATTTGACCCATGTAAACAACACCAAGCTCCTGTGCCTCGTCAACTAAATTGCCCAATTCCATTCTCCTATTATCAAGGAGCGTTTTCACATCAGAATTTTTTTGAAACTCATTCGCAGCATCCGAACCCATAACAATAATGTCCGGGGAAATTCCTGAATCTTTAATATTTAGCGTTCGCCATTCTCTCAGGTTAGCAAGAATATCAACGCCGGTTTCGCCCCATTCGGTCTGCCCAGTTGCGGTAAGATCAACCGTGTGATCTGCATCCCGACCGAAAGAAATATCTGCAACAACATCCGCACCTTCAGCGTCATGTATTTCTACACTACCGTCAAAAAGCGCCTGAACCGCCTGGAGCTCTTCGGATCGCGCAATCATAGATTCAAGCTCTTTCATGTCGTCCGTGAGTCTTTGTGCTGCTCTTTGCTCAGGCCCCATCGCGTTCGCGTAAAGAACCTCGCCGGGGATTCTTTTTAAAAGGTCTTCCGCGGTAGTGGCCATTTTCGGTTTAAGATAGGGGGGCGTATAGGTATCAGTCTTATAGCCGACACGTTCAACAACCTGCCCTTGAGCGCGCGGATTAACATACGCCGCGACCCTTCGTTTTCCCTTGTAGATATCGATATCGACATGCTCCGTGTCGAATACGTTCTCATTTGAGAAAAACTTTTTTACAAAAAATGTTGACGGCTCTCTAATAATTTCAAGAGCCGCAATCATTTCTCTTCGATCAAAAATTGATATAGTCATTATTATGCTCCTTGCACTGTTTTAATAAAAATACTGACATCTCTCAAATCCTCTTTGAAATCATCAATATCATCACCGGTCGCGACTCCAACATTGGCGCCGTTAAACTCTCCGGTCTTATAAACGTCCACATAGACATCAGCGGTGGACGCGTCTCCGTCCGCAACAAGAATAGCGTACGGAGTTTCAGACCCGTCACTGCTTCCTGAATCGCACTGTTTTAATTTGTTTTGATCGTCACCGGTGTCGGTTATTCGACCAAGCAGTGCGCCTCTCTCCAAGTCCTGCCCTGATATCAAAATCTCCCGGTCAGTTATAAGCGGAAAATCTCCCGCGATAAGATTATCATAGGTGTTAGTTTCGAGTGTTGCCATTATTTAGTCCTCCCTTGTTTTTTAGCCTGTGCCAGCAAAATACTGACAAGAGGCCCGGGCGTTTCCGCACCAACCGCCTGTTCGTTGACAGAGGGAACCTCGGCAGCGTCTTCATGCCGCGCCTCTTTCAATTCCTTTCTCCGTGTAGCCGCAAGCCGGGTAACTTTCAACACGGCCTGTGCCGCTGTTATCGGCTTTTTAAATTTTGCACTTTTGAAAATTGCTTGCGCTTCCTCGGAGGTGTCATCAGAATTTTTTTCCTCTTCGTCAACCTCTTCGATCCGCTCACGCTCTTCGTCCTGTGCGCCTTCCTCAATTTCATCAATTAATTCTGGCTTATTCTCTTTGATCCAATCCAGATTGATGTCATCAACATTTATGGTTTCGCCCGCCGCTTGATCCTCTTTCACTTCATCAATAAGTTCCGGCTTGTTTTTTTCCAGCCAGCTCCTATCGATATCAGCAGGGTCAACCATTTCCGCTTTTAGCTTGTTCTTTTTTAGCAGTGCCATATTAGCTCCTTGCTTTTTAAATTTTGCGGGCGTATCTAACATTTCATAAACTGTGTCAATACCCCCTATATGATCCGCCATCCCTGCCGGAACGGCTTTGCTTGCGATTAAAACATCACCCTTTCCAAAATCAGAAATTACTTTTTCAGGAGCGACCCCTCTATATTTTGCAACATTGTTTACAAAAATATTTCCTAACTCATCGACCCGCGCTTGTATTTGCGCAACCCCTTCATCTGTATTTAAATCAACGTCCTTGTTCGGAGAAACAGAGGACACGATTGTAATTTCATCGTCTGTATTATTTTTAAAAAACGAGGCCATAACACCGATAGAGCCAACGGCGGAAGCCTCCTGCATGACTATTGCATCAGCAGCGGCCGCAATCCAATACGCCGCACTCGCTCCCGTAAATCCGACATACGAAATAATAGGCTTTATCCCTCTCGAATTAAAAACCATTTCCGCAAATTCAGGCGTACCGTTTACATCCCCGCCGGGTGAGTCAATATCAAGAATAATTGCAGACACAGAATCATCCGCAAGAGCCTCTTGATAGTCTCTTTGTACCGCTTCCAGGCTCGTACCGCCGAATAAAAATGATAAAAAATCCTCTTCTTTCGTCAAAATCCCGTGTAGATGAATAACGGCAACACCCTTTTCTACAATATTTTGCATAACAGGTCGTTCAGCGGGAAAAGATATATCCTCACCCTTTAGATAATTTGCCATATCCTCAAACGCCGTTTTATTTAGCGCCCACGGCCGCCGGAAACTATTTATATCAAATTTCATATAGCACCCTCCTCAACCGGAGCCTCATCAAGCAATTTTATTTGTGCCTCTATTTGTTTAAGCTCCAATATTGCCTTCGCCTCTCGTGTTTGTTTTCTTATATTTTGCATAAAATCACCGCCGTTCATTTCGATAGTTTCCTGACTGCGTGTACTAAAAAGATTTGCAACACGTTGCTCCGCAGCTTTAACACTGACAACCTCATTAAGCGCCCCCATTGCCTCGCCTATCCAGCGCGAACCAGACCAGGCTTTTTTAATATCATCATTTTCAAAATATGCTTGCGCGGGGACTCGCATGTTTAGAATTTCTTCTGAAAGCCATTCCTCGTACAGTGCTTTGCAAAATCTGCGTGCAAATCTGTTCCTTTCCAATATAAAAAATTTACGAGCATCTAAACGAGAAGCGCGGGACGCGGAAAATGAAGAAATATACTGTTTCGCTAAAACTTCAAAAGGAATCTGCAGAGCCATTCCAATCTCGCGAAGTTGCGCGGTTATGAATTGTTCATACGCCGTGTTCGGTCGTGTCGGATTTGCCGAATCAATTGACTCGTCTTCCTCTAATCGATATACCGCACCCGGGGCAAGGGTGTAATCAAGGTCATCCTCTGTTGTCGAATTCGTGGCAAGATTTAACTCATCATTAAGCGGGGTTTCCAGAGCATGTTCATTATTGCTTTTTATAAAAACGGTGAACATGGACGAAATAACAGCAGCAGCCAGCTCACTCTTGTTGTACCGTCCCAGTTCTTTTATATTTTCAAGAACAGAAGACAGAAACGGGACACCTCTGGATTGTCCGGGGCGCTCCTGCTTAAATATATGTAAAATATTCGGTCGTCCGGTTTTCTCTCCGTACGCCGGGACTGTTTTCCATTCAGCGGCATCAAGTCGAACTGAATAGGATACCGGCGCACCGTACTCATCAACCTCAATCCCGTCACGGATATTTTTATTGGTATATTGCCCCGGGGCATTTTGTACCAGATCAGCCTCGACAAGTTGGACACATAATTGAAAGCGGCCATTTCGCTGGAGAATAGGGAGCAAAACAAAACATTCCCCTGATTGTAGATAATTATTAAAGCATAAATTTTGCAGATCATAAAAATCAGAATTTCGGGAGGCATCGCAATCAAGGGATTGCGCCCAGTTCTCGAATTTTCTTTCCGTGTTAGTTTCCCATACATCCGCTAACTCTTCATCAATCCCCATAAAATTACGATCAATCACAGATTGAAATTTCAACCCGGAACCAATCACGTTGGATGTCATTGTGGAAATTGCACCACGCCCTACCGCGTTATTTCGGTATAGATCGCGGGATCGTTCTCGTAAAATTTGCAAATCACCAAGTATTTCAGCGTCCGCAATCCCACGAGAATATGACCAATTTCGAGTAACACGGCTCGACCCGGCACCTTCATACGCACCGGAGCCACCGTAAAAAAAATTATTGAGGTTGTAAGCTGAATACGAACGCGCCCTTTTTGGACGCGCCGTATTCTTTATGGGAAGAGCGGACTGCTGTGG